TATTGATGCCACACAAATACCTTATGTACAGGTTGCAAAATATCGAAGTAATAGACTTCCTCTTTTGATTTTTCCTACAATCATTTATTCAATTTGTATGAAATATAACGAGGCATTTGTTCTTGTCGAAACAAACAACATAGGTCAACAGGTTGTAGATTCTCTGCATTATGACTTAGAATATGGTAACATTTTTAAATTAGAACATCATCACATCAAAGGTCAAAGTATTTCTGCTGGATTTAAAAGAAGTACATCTTTTGGTGTGAAAACCACAAAATCGGTAAAGAAAATTGGTTGTGCCAACTTAAAGACATTAGTTGAAACCGATAAATTAATTATTAAAGATTTTGACACAATCGCTGAAATGAATACCTTTGTTCGTGTCCGTGACTCATTTGCGGCTGAAGAAGGTTCAAATGATGACTTGGTGATGGGACTTGTTTTGTTTTCTTGGTTAGCCGCACAGAGTTATTTTAAGGAAACTTCAAATACAGACATCCGAAAGAGACTTATTGATGAAAGAGAGTCTGCATTTGAAGAAGATTTGTCTCCTGTGGGTATTTTTGATGATGGCCGAGAAGAAAAGATTATAGAAGATGGTTTAGTTTGGTCGAATGTTCGGTAGTTAGAAAAGCAGAAAAAACTAAATAGACCATAAAAGAAATTGACCCGATAACTAAAGGAGAAATCCATGGCATTTCAGCTATCACCTGGGGTAAATGTATCAGAAATTGATCTGACTACCGTTGTACCCTCAACCGCCACATCCGTTGGCGCGTTTGCTGGAGAGTTTGCTTGGGGCCCTGCGAATGAGGTAATTTCCATTTCTGATGAGGTTCGCCTTGCAGACCGTTTTGGAAAACCTAACTATACAAATTATGAAGGATGGTTCACAGCTGCTAACTTTCTTGCATACACAAACAATTTAAGGGTTGTTCGTGCTGCAAATACATCTTATTCAACATTAAATGCTTCCGCTAATGGTGTAGGAATTTTGATTGAGAATTCAGATGACTACTTAGATAATCATAACACTGCAAATACAACATTAGGTCCTTTTACTGCAAAGTATGCTGGCGCTCTTGGTAATTCTCTGCGTGTTTCTATCTGTGGCGGATCTACTGCATTTTCATCAAATCTTACAAGTCAAATGGGTGTTTTAGCAAATGCCGCATCGGCAAGCGCAACAACAATTGATACAACAGGTTCCGCACTCGCAAACTTAGCAATCGGTGACCTAGTTTCTTTTGACGCTGGTGTAACTTATACCCGTTGTACAAATGCAAATGCAACTTCGATTTCAATTGCAAGCGGTCTTTCTGCTGCGGTTTTAGCAGGCACATCAATTCTCCGTAAATGGCAATATGCTGATAACTTCGGTGTTGCTCCAGGAACATCAGACTTTGGAACTAGTGTGGCTGCGACCGACGATGAAGTTCATGTAATTGTACTTGATGAAGATGGTAAATTTACAGATGTTGCAAATACCGTTATAGAAAAATTTGCTTTTGCATCTAAGGCTTCCGATGCAAAATATAGTGACGGTTCATCAAACTACTATGTAAACTTACTGAATGACCGTTCTAGATATGTTTGGTGGACAGGACATCAACCAGGATCTAATGGTTGGGGTAGTGCTGGTGCTAGTACAGCCTTTACATCACCAACAACACCACTATATGCGTCACTCTCAGGTGGTGCCGATGGTACAATTGGTAATTCACAGATTACTTCAGCTTATGATGAATTTGCAAACCCAGAATCGGTTGATGTTTCTCTGATTGTTTCTGGTGCTGGAAATGCAACTGTAGCTGCACACTTAATTACTTTAGCTGAATCAAGAAAAGATGCGATGGTGTTCTTATCACCAACTAAATCTTCTGTTGTTGATAATGCAGGTAATGAAACTGATGCTGTGATTTCATTCCGTGACGGTTTAACTTCATCTTCTTATGCTGTAATTGATTCTGGATACAAATATCAATTCGATAAGTATAACGATGTATACCGTTGGATACCTCTGAACGGCGACATTGCAGGTCTTTGTGCGCGTACCGACCAACAAAGAGACCCATGGTACTCACCTGGTGGTTTCAACCGTGGTGTTATCAGAAATGTTATTAAACTTTCTTGGAATCCAACAAAAACAAACAGAGATGACTTGTATGTAAAAGGCATCAATCCCGTCGTTACATTCCAAGGTGAAGGCACTGTTCTGTTTGGTGATAAGACCATGCTCTCAAGAGCCTCGGTGTTCGATAGAATTAATGTTCGTCGCTTGTTTATTGTACTTGAAAAATCAATTGCAAGAGCTGCGCGTTCTTCGTTGTTTGAATTTAACGACCAATTTACAAGAGCACAGTTTGTGAACCTTGTAGAACCATATCTCCGTGATGTTCAAGGTCGCCGTGGTATTACTGACTTCCGTGTTGTCTGTGATGAAACAAATAACACTGCCGAAGTAATTGACCGCAATGAATTTGTTGGAGACATTTACATCAAACCAGCACGCTCAGTAAACTTTATTCAGTTGAACTTTGTTGCTGTTCGAACAGGTGTAAGTTTTGACGAAATCGTTGGTCGTTTCTAATAAATAGAGATAACAGGAGAAAAATAAATGGCCTTTAGTGTAAATGAGTTTCGTGCTCAAATGCAAGGCGATGGGGCTCGCCCAAACCTCTTTGAGGTTTCTATGCCCTTTCCTGCGTTCTCTAGTCCAGCGAACGCACAAGCAAAAATGACTTTCATGTGTAAAACAGCACAACTACCAGGCGCTACGCTTGGTGTTGTGCCAGTACAATATTTTGGCCGTGAGTTGAAATTTGCTGGTAACCGAACATTTGCTGATTGGACAGTTACAATTATCAACGATGAAGACTTCATTGTCCGTAATGCATTCGAAAGATGGATGAACGGTATCAATAGTCACCGTGGTAATGTCCGCAGTCCTTTAGCAACAACACCAGGATCCTATACTGTAGATGCTGATATCTCTCAGTTTGGTAAAGCTGGTGGTGTTATCAAAAAATATAAATTTATCGGCGTGTTCCCAAGCGACATTTCAACAATCGATGTTGATTGGGGATCGAATGATACCATTGAGGAGTTTACGGTAAATCTCACCTATCAATGGTGGGAAGCAGTCGATACTCAGGTGGTTTAATGGAGGAGGGACTTCGGTCCTTCTTCAAATTTTAGGATGAGAACTCAATGGCAATAAAACTTTTCGGATTTAGTATCGGGCGAAAAGATGTAGTTCAGGAAGAAAAACCTGAGCAATCATCTTTTGCTCTTCCTATGCAAGCGATGGATGATGGTGCAGTAACCATCACGCAAAACGCTTACTTTGGCACCTATGTTGATTTAGAAGGTGCATCACGAAATGAGTTAGAACTTATAACCCGTTATCGTGAAATGTCAAATCACCCAGAATTAGAAATGGCAATCGATGAGATTGTAAACGAAGCTATTTCACATGCTGAAGATGGTCGAGTTGTTGATATTAACATGGACAACTTAGATCAACCAGATTCAATCAAAAAGAAAATCACCGAAGAATTTGAGACCGTTCTTGGTATGCTCAACTTCTCAAATCTAGCCGATGACCTTTTTAAAAGATGGTACATTGATGGCAGAATTTATTTTCATGTCATTGTCAATGATAAAACACCCAAAGAAGGCATCAAAGAACTTCGTTATATAGACCCACGCAAGATTCGTAAAGTGCGTGAGATACAAAAAGAAAGAGACCCTAAAACTAATGCTTCTGTTATTAAATCAATTGCAGAGTATTATGTTTATAATGAAAAAGGTACTTCAACTCAAACTTATACAGCCGGTGTAAATCCTAGTTTAAGAATTGCACCTGATTCTGTTATTAATGTAAATTCTGGTTTGATGGACGCCAAGAATACCTTTGTCATTTCATATCTTCATAAGGCCATCAAACCACTGAATCAATTGCGTATGATTGAAGACGCGGTTGTTATTTACCGTTTGTCAAGAGCACCAGAACGCCGTATTTTTTACATCGATGTAGGTAATTTACCAAAAGGAAAAGCCGAACAATATCTAAGAGATGTGATGGTCAAGTATCGTAACAAGATGGTTTATGATGCTTCAACTGGAGAACTCCGTGATGACCGTAAACACCTTTCAATGCTTGAAGACTTTTGGTTACCACGCCGTGAAGGTGGTAAAGGTACAGAAATTACCACACTTCCAGCAGGCCAAAATTTAGGCGAACTTGAAGATGTAAAATATTTCCAACGAAAACTTTTGAACTCTCTAAATGTGCCTATCTCCAGACTGGAACCACAACAAGGTGGTATGATTGGTTTAGGCCGAGTTTCAGAAGTTACCAGAGATGAAGTTAAATTTGCGAAGTTTGTGAATCGTTTACGCAATAAATTCTCGCAAATTTTCGATAATGCACTTCGTATTCAGTTGACACTCAAAGGTATTTGTACTCAAGAAGAGTGGGAACAATTCAAAGAAGACATATATTATCGTTACAGAAAAGACAATAATTTTGTTGAGATGCATGATGCTGAATTGCTCCGTGAAAGACTTAATTTATTAAGTACGGTCGATTCATTTGTTGGTCGTTATTATTCGGCAGAGTGGGTAAGAAAAAATGTTCTTCGTATGTCCGATGATGAAATTGAACAAATGAAAACTGAAATTGCCGAAGAAGAGAAAAATGGTACAGGCGGACCCACACTTCAAACCGGACAAGAACCTCCAGTTTCACCTGATGATTATCCGCCAGTAGATAATACTATAGATTCTAAACAAGATGTTGAGTCTCCTACACCTGAATTAGATGCGGCAGTAAACAGGTATAAATAGGAGTTAATCGGAGAAAATAATGGATATTAATACATTTATAGACAAAGTTGTAAACGGTGATGCTGCCGAAGCGAAAGAAACGCTAACAGATTTACTTTCTACAAGAGCTATGGAAGCTTTAGAACTAAAGAAGATTGAAATTGCACAGTCATTATACGATGATGGTGAAGAACAATCCGAAGAAGAATCAACCGAAACAAACGAATAATGATTACTATACAAGAATTGCGTTCGTTAGTAGAAGAACAGAAAACAGATTATTCTAAGTTTGATGCTTTAGTTCGAGCCGGTCTGGCAAACAAAGCACAACTACAAAGAATGCACAAAATTCTTGACAAAATGGGCGAAGAGAAACCTAATTTTACAAATGCTGACAGAATGATTATTCAGAATTTGTTTAGTAAAATGGTAGACATGCTTACTAATAATAAGCAGATATTCGCACAGGCAAAAAAATCAGTATCAGAAGGTGTACAAGACACCGCTGATTATAAGTTATCACCTTCAGGTAAAAAAGTTCGCGCACATAAAATCGAACTAGGTCTTAAAAAAGATGACGAAGTAAAAGAAGAGGTTGTACAAGAGGCGTTCCGTAATGATCCACCTTTTGTTCTCGTACTGAAACGCCGTGGTATTCGTTTGTATCCAGATGGCACTAGAATTGCACTTTATTATAACGAACGAATCGACAAATACTTTTCTATACCATATGGTCCTGAATTCCCAGGTATGCAATCATCAACGGTTCAAGCCGAACAAATAGAAGAAGCGGTAATGGACCAGTTACATAAAATTGTAAAAGATAAACAATCAAATACAGTTAAATTTGCTAATGGTCAAACTAAAAAAGTTGACCATTTTACCGCATCGGCTATCACAAAGGTACACGCAGCGGTAAATGATGAGAACAAGAAAAAATTGGAAACAATGGTTCATAAGTCGCCAGAACATCTAGCTAAAGTTGCTGATTTTGCGTTTCAAAGAATGAAATGAATATTATAGATTTGATTGCAAAAGGTAAACATGCAGAGGTTCAGGAAAAACTCTTTAATCGTTTAAACGAAATTGCTGCTTCTCGTCTTAAAGAAGCCAAAATTTATGTAACAGAAAACGATTTTGATTTTGAAGAGTTGGGTGAAGCGGCATCTAGAAATATTATTCGCCAAGGTCGAATTCAAAAAATTCGCCGTCGAATTAGAAGAAACAAACAAGGTAGAATTGTCGTTCAAAAAAATGTTCGCAGGTCTGCCATAAAAGGATATAAGT